CATATGAAAAAAACTTCCAGCCAGTTTTTGGCATGATTTTATTAGTTTCATCACTATAAAATCCATCAGTGGTTTTTAACCATATTTCATGCGGTTTCTTATATTGTATGACTTTAGAAGCTGGTGGAACGGGTATAATGACTGTTCGATATGATAATTTTTCCCAAGCACCGGATTCAAGATTTCCACTATAATTTACAAAAAATTCGTTACCTTTTCTAAAAAAGAATATTCCTTTTTTGCCCGCAATTATTCCTTCCGGATTAGTTTCCGTATATAAAAATTTTTTATTGAATTCGTCTGTTCTTGCACCCATAATAATATTAGTTGCCTACACTTCCAACCAAATTATTTGAACCGGCATTGGTCACGGAAATATTGAGAGCATCGTATGCAATATTTCCATACACTTTATTATATATTGAACTTGATTCAAGTAATACATGTGTAGATCCTCCGCGAAACACATTTCCTGTTACTATATTAGCAGATCCGCTGTATCCACCAATATAAATTGACGGCGCACTGCCTGCATTAAATAATGTATTTCCGGTAAATGTTCCTTCATATGCATTTGAACCATAAACCACGGAACCAGTACCATCTGATATCATAAGATTATTTGATATATAATGGCTTTGTACGTTTTCAAGCAACAGTGCATTGCCAGAATCTCGCGAATCGATGTGACTGTCATTGAACGAAAACAACACCATTCTTCCAGCAATTGGTCTGCCCGCCCAATCATTTGAATTAAATGGAGCATTGTAAAATGTTTTATTGCCTTTTACATACACGCCATAATTAACAGGCACCATATATATTTGATCAAGGAACAATCCTTCTGTGTTCATTCCAGCTGATGTATAATCTACAGTATTTACAAATATTCCAGTTTTCCAAAAATTGAACTGCGATTGATTAATTGATCCATTTACGCACATTCTGCGTATTTCCAACCCTGTGCCATTATATGGAGACGATCCCGTTTTTCCAATCACCATCGTGTTTGAAATTCTAAAATTCCATGCCGACTCAAGAACAATTCCATTGTTCCAATAATTTGAACCATCGGAATAGATATGAACATCATTTATATCAACTGATATATTTGAGTGCTGTGAGTACTGTAAAGTGCCATATGTAACATGTATTGCTGTGCTGGCTTGTCCAGAAGTTTTGAATGCAAGACTCTTTATTGCTACTTGATAATCGTTCGCCCAACCACTGCCATCATTCATATCAAAGTAAATTGCATTTGCATTTGATGTTTGTTTGATAATAGTTATGTTTGAACCTTCACCTTCCAAAGAAATATCACATTGTGGATTTGATGGAATGGTCAATGAACCAGTTATTACAAATGTACCATCCGGAAAATATACTGTTCCAAAGCCAGCAACTTTGACTGCGTTAATTGCAGTTTGTATTGCGGTCGTGTCATTGGTTGTTCCATCTCCAACAGCTCCATAATCTTTAACATTATATACATTATTTGATTTTGCATTTAATGCATATGACGCAGTTCCAATTAATGTTCCGTTATTTATGTATATTGAACCCGTAACAACAGCACTTCCGCTTATGTTCAATCTTGCACTTGATGCCGCGTTTCCAATGACAACGCTACCAGATGTATTGATTACCATGGAAATGATGTTGCCAGCTTGTATCACTGTTCCCATACCAGCTTGACCACCGACAAACATACTCAGATTACCCACGCCAACTCTTCCAGTACCAAATCCATTTGTAAAATATCCAAACGCAGTTGAGTTATTGGTGTCTATGACTCTAAAATTAGCGTTACCGGTTGTAGATGTTATATCCAAAGGATATACAGAAGAACCGGTTATTACAATACTTCCGGTAGTCACAGTCAATGACCCTGTTACTATTGTATCTCCATTAACATCCAATACCGCATTTGATGTAGTTTTACCAAAACTTCCGCTACCAAAAACATTCAACGAACCGTTGTCTCTTACCAAAACTGCATTGCTGACAGTACCTGTATTGAACGTGAAACCACTTGGCGTAGTACCCGTAGTGGAACTGAAGTTTACTCTTGAATTTGCCAAGATTATGGACGCAGCCTGAGTAAAACCGCTGCCACTTATGAAATATATTCCGTCAGCAGCAGAGTCAAATTTTATATATGTTTTTGCTCGTATAGTTGCTGTTCCAGTGGTTCTCAACGAACCAGAAACATTCAAGCTGCCAGTAACAAAATGTTCATCTAATATACTAGTGCCGATATTTGCCTGTGCTACAATGTTGATTTTTGAGCCAGTTATGGCACCAATATTTGCTCTACCAAAAGTTACATTATTTCCCGCGCCAAATTCTTCTCCACCACCATCTGACAGCTGATAACTGCTTGAAATTGTGCCGCCACTGTTCGAACCAGTCACAACAAGCTCCAACCAAACACTGCCAGATTTTACCCAATATTGACCACTATTATACGATTCCGCACCATCATCTCCGCGAACATCGTTTGATGATGTTACCGGTGGATTAAGTATCCATCTTTTTCTTGAAAGTTCATATCCAGCAATTGATGCAGAAACTTTTACGTTGGATAGTTGCCCACCATACATATCCAATCCTATTATATAACTCGAAGTTGAGAGTGAAACTGCATTCTCAAACATGGACATTTTTGTTGGAAGTGAAGTAGGCATAAGTTTTATATTATATAAATATCTCCAAGAAACACATATGCTCTGGAATTATTTATAATATTACGAAGAAATTATGTTGACGTGAATCTAAATGTTAATTGTATTTTAGGAATATCTCCGCCGACACTGTAAAACCCACTTCCCCAAGGTTGTATACCACTACCATATGTAAGTGTTAATATACGGAACTTTGTGGCATTATAAACAATTGGAAATATTTGTCCACCAACATTATTATTGGTAATAGTACCATTGCAGTTTGGAATTACATAAGGAAGATGTCCCCAAATGCTTGTTCCAACACCACCTGTGTAAATCTGTTGGCTTGGTAATGTAGTATCAAAACTTAATCCATTTGGTAATGTAATTAAATAATCTCCTGAACCATACAACCCGCTAAGAGCGGTCTGTATATAAGTCATTACTACTTCCCATTCTTTTGTACCGAGTTGACGATAACTAATATTGTCAGATGTTGTCGTACCCTTTGTAGGATTGGTAGTTATTGCAGTTAGTGTAATTGCTCCTGCACTTGTCCAAGCCGGAGTACCAGAAGATCCATTTTGACCGGATGTTCCTGACGAACCGTTTGTTCCGCCGGTTCCACTGCTGCCGTCTGTTCCACTGGCACCACTACTTCCGTTGGTTCCACTGGTTCCACTGCTGCCGTCTGTTCCACTGGCACCACTACTTCCGTTGGCTCCGCTTGTGCCACTGCTGCCGCTGGCTCCGGTGTTTCCACTGCTGCCGCTTGTGCCACTGCTGCCGTCTGTTCCACTGGCACCACTACTTCCGTTGGCTCCGCTGGTTCCACTGCTGCCGTCTGTTCCACTGGCACCACTACTTCCGTTGGCTCCGCTGGTTCCACTGCTGCCGTCTGTTCCACTGGCACCACTACTTCCGTTGGCACCACTTGTTCCACTTGTTCCACTATAACTCAAAGCATAACTTGCTGTGATAGCATAACTTGATGAAGCATATGCAAAGCCGCTCACGGTCAAATCTCCATTAATTTCGGCATTTCCATTTACAATCAATCCATTAGAAGCTATAAATGCGTTTGGTATCATACAGCCATCTTTATATATTTAAGTGTCCATGTTCCAGATAAAGGAGTAGCCAACAAGTGTATGCTACCACCCACATTATTTACAGACAATGATACTGGCACATATCCAATTTGACTTACTTCTGTTACATAAAAACTGGAAGACACATTGTTCCAACTTGACATAACTTCATTAACTTTGATGTCAGATCCATTAGAAATAGAAACCAACCATCTTGCTGCATTTCCATCACCAATCAATTGAGAATCTATATCAGCAGAACCAGAAATTGTTACAGAGTTTGCGGTGAATGATCCAGTAGCTCCACCATTATCGCCGCCACCAACAATATTCAATACTTCCAATGTACTGTTTTGATTTATAATATTATAAGTTATGGTTGGTGATATCACAGCCGGAATTGTATTACCATCATTAATAGAAACAGATGAACCAACCACCCTTTCGGCTGTTCCATTCACAATCTTTTCATGAACATCAAATACAACTTTTCTTGGTGTAAATGCTTTTTGTGTAGTAGTTTTATAATTCTCAAATTTTTCCGGAAGCAGATATGCATTACATATTAAGCCAAAAGTAGCTTTGACAATTCTGTCTTGACCAGCATCATTTGTTGTTTCAAAATTATAATCGCTGATGCTTGTTCTGAATTTAAATCTATTTTTATCTCCCCAGTAATCTTCAGTAGCAAAATTTATTGCTTCTATGACTGAGTTGCATTGTTCAACCAATTCTGTCCAGATGATAAATTCGTAATTTATTATCACATGATCTGGCATTGCCACACTATAAATTTCTTTTCGTGGCGCAAATCCGTTCATTACTGAAAATTTGTCATATTTATTTTTTTCGCTGAACTTTCTCATCACTGGATATTGAAGATAGCGATTTAATGTTATCAAATTGTCGTTTCTTTGCACAGTGCTGCGACGAAATGCAATAGCAGGAGTTTGTACTTTTCCATTTTTGTCGCGAAGTGAGCCATCTTTGCGAATAGCTTTCCAGCGTTCCGGAGAAGCATAATTTATAGGAACTTTTATCTGTCTGCCAGAATCTACTATCGTTGGACTTATAACATTGTCCATATGACCAAGTATGGCCGCATCAATATCTATGAGTTTGATGGCAAAATCTTTTCTATCATCAGTGTCTCTTCGAATATTATGTTCTCTGCCACGATTTGCTTCTGGACCAAATATAGGTGGTCCGGAAATTGATGAAACTTCCTGTTTCTTGTCCGACATTTCTGGACCAGAACTTACTTTGTTCGGTGGTCTATTTAGTATCGGTTTAACTGTTGGTCCACGCCATGCCATAAATATTAATTATTTCTCTCCATTATATTGAGTGATGTATATTTTGTGTAGTGAGTATTGCAAATAATGCTATGACTCTTTTCAGCCTGGCCGCCAAGTAGTTGTTCTTGTATTACATTATCAATTTCATAATATCTATCATTCCAAGATACTACGTCGCCAATTTCTGGATAAAATTCTAATTGACGCAGCATTTTTTCACGCATTTTGAATATATGATCTTGATTACGACTTGGTCCAAAGTCGTCCATCTCAGCAGTCATTTCAGATCTTTCTATAAGTGCAGATATCTGAATAGCTGGAAAATACCATTTACCAGTTTCTGCGGCAGTTTCACCATATATATTTGTTTTTGTTTCATTTGGTGCAATTTTAAATATCTGAATTAGATTTTCAATAATATCGCCCATGAGTTCACCGTTGAACTGTGCAATCAAGTTTAAATCTCTCTGTGAGAAATATCTACCTCTTAATCCCATATAAGACCCTTCATTTGTTCTGTTGTAATAGGCTCATCTTCTCGGATGCGAATTATTTTGATTCCTTTTTTAAGTGCCATTTCATTCTTCAACTTATCAACCACAATACTTCTTTTTTGAAATGGATATTTACACGCCGCTTCATTCTTTGGATGCCAAAATGCTCCGTCAAATTCAAATAAAATATTTTCATCTGGTAAATAAGCATCATAAAATCTACCACCCATTGGATATTGCGGAACATAATAAACTCCAATTTCTTTGAGCATAGCGTAATATTTTATTTCAAGAGATGTAAAGTTTGCACTTGGCTTTAATGTTTTTTTTATACCAACATGCTTGAGATGTCTTCGTTCATTTTTAGAAAATATCTGATCTAATATAGAAAAAGGTTTCATTTTTTAACCAATATAAATTCCCATTGGAACACGCGTAAGTGTTTCTTGAATTTGTCGAGACTCTTCTGCACGCAATTCCATTTGAGCTTTGCGACCTGTTGCTTCCAAATTTTCTCTCAACTGTGTAATCAAATCTGTTTTTTCAGCAGATGCTTCTTGTCTCAATTCGGCACCATCCAATGTAACTTCCGCACCAGGTATTGGAATGGTTGAATATTTTTGACGAACACTTCCCAGCAGTTCTTTGCACAATGCTAAAAAGTATTTACGAATCCATTGCTTGCCAACACTGTTGATGCCACTGTATGGAATATTATTATACGGAACATTACTATAATCACCAATAGTATTTGAGCCAATATACGATCCACTTGAATTGTAAAATGAACCGGAGTTATAAATGCCCTGACTATCTCTGTCTTTAACAAGCAGATATTCAAAATACATCTTAAAATCATATGTAGGAATTGGAAATATTTTAACTTTATTATTTACAAGTTCAAATCCATATCCGGATTTACGTACCAAGTCATTGAATTCAATTGCTTGCATACGCAGCAAGTCTTCAAAGATTGGAGTCATCAAAAATTGAGTAGCGGGAGAATAACCAGCAAATCCCATTTCATTAAGAACATTACTATAGCTCATGCCCGTCATGCTGAATGGATCATATATACGAGCAGCCGCCGGGGGAGCATTGTGAAAAATTCTGCGAATTTCAATTCTATCAAAACTTTCACTCACATCTCCCCACAATGCTTGCAGGTCATATGATTGTTGTCCTTGTTGCACATGAACATAACCTTTTTTCCAATCAACATTTCCACCCACACCAAATTCCGTTCCATAACCTTGTGCGAGTTTGATTAGATGTGGCAATCCACTGCCAGCAACATTTGTTTGAGTAAGATTTACATTTGCATTACTGCCCTGTAATACACCAATATTATTACGAATATTAAATTGATTTACTTGTGCGCCATATTCATTCACAGCTTCTTCAAAACATGCATAAAAATTTACATCTATCATTTCAATATCAACAATAGGATAGCCCAAACGAGTTGCTGCCCATTTTGCAGCATTTGGTGCTTCTGTTTTGAACTGCACATCGGTTTCATAAAAACCAAATGGAGTGCTTCCGGTTGTGATAGCGGAACCAGAACCGGGCCAGCGGTTTCTATCTTGGTCAATATTGTAATTAATCGATGTATCTGCCATATTATATAAATATGTAGATGCTGTGTGTTTGTGCCGCAATATTTATTATAGAAGGATAATAACCGTCTGGCTTATATTTATAATATATGAGTATAATAAAGCTGAGAGATTTGTTGCATGAAATTCAATTAAAAGAAGCCATGGCAGACCAACCGCCCCCAGTAACGTTTGTTATGCCACCAGCACAACATGCATATGCACAGCCAGCGGGGGATGGCGCAGGAAAGCCATATACTCAGCATAATATTGATTTCAGTGACACTGGTGACACAGGCAACTTAAATACTCGTGTTGTGAATATAATCAAACAATTTGAAAACAACATCAACAATCCAAAGGGTGGATATAACAAGGCCAAGAAATTATGGTTTCCACATAAAAGTGTTGAAGGCGGCAGTGACACAATTGCTTATGGTCACAAAATTCAACCAAATGAAGATTTTAGCAAAGGTATAACTGACGATGATGCATTAAAATTACTTGAAAAAGACGCCGGTAAAAAGATTGATGTTGCCAAAAAACATATAGAAAAATTTGATAGTATGCCATTGACTGTAAGAATTGCAACAATCAATGCATTATATCGTGGTGACATGGGACCAAAAACAATAAAGTTGTTGAACCAAAACAAGTTTGCTGATGCTGCAAAGGAATATTTAAACCACAGAGAATATCGCAGCACAAACAATCGTGGTGTAAAAAAACGTATGGACTGGAACGCTGCGGTATTTAAAGCAGCTGGTTAAATTATTTCTTTGTTAAGCTAGACCAATCTTTTTGATCTGCTTTTGACTTTTCCAATTCATTTTGTTGTTTTTCTGACAATTTTGGATTGAAATTTATTTCAGTCTTGACTTCTATCTCTGATATGGATACAATATATTTATGAAGGTCTTCAACGGGCAGTGGAGCATTGGGAAACATAAATGCAATAGCTTTATTTGACTTTGCATCTACAATAACTTTCCACATATAATCTGGAATACCAACTTTGTTATTACCAATTTCTTTATATCCTTTGTTATAAAATGTGCCAGTTATAACATATACATCTTTGCCTTCAATTACCCAATTTCTGACAGCAGTTTCCAATTGTTTCCAAATTCCTCTATTATGATTAGGAACTTGAGGAACCATATTAGAAAGAAAGAAACTTTCACTCATAACATCATCATTTTGAGTATTGTCTCCAGCGGGCACAAGATGACCACGATCAAATGGATTTCCAGCATAATCACTTAATAATGATTGATGTTGCTTTGCTATTTCTGGGTCTGGTCTAAAATCATCTTTACGTTTTGATTTTCCATTGATCTTTTCAAGTGTTGGATGTTCTACAACATATTCAGCTGTTTTGGTATCATAGCGATAATGTATAGCATAATTCTTTTTGATTATATACTGAGTATCTTTTACAATTTTGCTGATTGGCGCACCATTCACAACAAATTGAGATGCCTTATCATCAATTGGATTGGCAACCAAAACAGTAACCAATGTTAACAAACACAATGAATAGTAATATATTTTCTTCATAAGCATGGTATAATATATATTATATATACGGTATAAGTTATGCTATGATATATTCATTTCATATTTTAGATGACCACAATCCCATATACGATCATATCTTAATTTTCTCATTATTTCTGGTTCTGTCATAGATTCTGGCAATCCATATTTTGCTCCTTGATGTGGAATAATTATTCACACAAACAGAAAAAACGCAAAATAAATAAACAAAAAAAGACCGCCCGAAAGGGCGGTCTTTTTATAAAATCTCTTTTTAAGAGATGAACTATTAAACTTCGTTGAGGTTGCCGATGATGATTTTGCCGTAAAACTCAGGTCTTATCATCTTCTTGGCATAACGTGTCATTACGCCACGACGTGGTGTAAAGTTCACTGGGTCATACACCAACGGTGTTTGAATCAGTGGGATGTATGGAGCGTACACAGCGCCGGTTTCTAGGAAGTTTGTTCCACGGAAACCTACCAACATAACATTGTCTGTCATGTATGGGTTCTTGTATACTGTCCAACGGTTGCTCAGAGCGCCAACTTTGGCCACACCCATTGCGAACTTGGCTTGGTCGCCGTCCGTGTTGGTGCTGAAGCCTGGAATGGATTCAATGATTGTAGCAACGTCTGGGGAGCAAACTAGGAAGTTTGCACCACCGCGCAGTGTCAATTGGTGAATCTTGTTCGAGACCTTTTGGATCTTGTTGCCCAAGGTTTGGAACCATGTGCTCTTGACATATGCAGTGCGGTTGGCAGCTGTGTCCTTGAACAGACGGGTTGTCACGTCATATTCAGATCCAATGCGTGCAGACCAGAAGTCGGTTGTGGTCGCCGGAGCATTGGTGATCAACATGTCAAGGATTTCTAGGTCGATTTCCATTGAAACATATTCCGATAGAAGAGCCGTCAATTCGGCTTCAGCATCGATGCTGTGGTATGCATTCAAGTCTTGGGCCAATTCTGGTGTCCAGACGGCTTTCAGCTTGCGGGTCTTAGCTACAATAGCTTCGCTCTTCAGTTCCAAGTTAACTTCTGGAATTCCGATGTCGTCTGCAACACCTGTGGTGTTTGGCAATCCGTCACCTTTATCTTCGAAGTCGCCACGACTTGCGTCGCCCGGTTGTTTGTGATATCCAACTAGAGAGTTTCCACTGATGGCTGATCCAGAAACGTAAAAGATTACGCTTGTACCAGAAACTCGTGTAAACGCAGGATAGAAATCGACGATGCCCGAACCAGAAACGGTAAACGCACGAGCGCCATTGGCGTCGAAATTTGTTCCACTCAACGATACAGTAACGGATTGGATTCCGCCGTTTGACAATGAAGCACTCAGTTCTTCAGTGAAGTTGATGTTTTCCCAAGTTGGAGCATTTGCTGTGCTAAGAGAACCTGTGACCATAGCTGGTGTTGCGAGAACATCATTGATGGTGTAACCGAAACGACCTTGGCCATATAGACCGTTGGTTGCGCTGTCGGTAGAACCCAATTTAGTACCTGTTCCACCGAACAAAGAATTGTCCTTGAAACTTGGCTTGCCAGATTGGCCAGAACCATACTTGAAGTCCAGATAGAACACCAGACCAGAAGGAAGATTCATTGGTTGAACCGACACGAATTCCTTCGCGGCGATTTCTGCGAAAACACGACGAACTAGTGGGAGAGCAACGCCAGCCCATTGTTCGGAGTTCGATGAAGTACCCGTGCGGGTTGCTTCGTCGATCAGTTGTTTTGCTTGATTTTCCAGAAGGATGGACATGTGTGACTTTTCCATGTCGCTCTTGATGCCTTCTAGAAGTCCGGTCTTTTCCCACTTGGAGACAAGACCGCGAGTTTCGGTCATGAGCTTAACCATTGGATTGGTTGTCTCAGTTAGTAATGATTTAATTGACATAATATTATCCTGTAATTTTTGTTGTTGATTTTTTAACTGCGAATACCCGCCAACTTCTTAAAGCGGTTGGCCATTTCGGCACCTTCTGTAAGAACTATTGGTTTTGTAGGCTTTGTTGATGCAATTGGTTTGCTGGCAAGTCCTTCGGTGATGGTTTTGACTGTACCAGACATTTGCTTCTTTACAGGAGCAGCTTGTACGGTCTTTTTTCCACCGAAATTAAATGATTCGGCCAGTGTAGCATAAACAAGCTTTGCTTCACGAATTGATTTCGTGAGATCAAAGCTTTCGATTACTTTCATTTTTTGCTCATTGTTTAGGCTGGTCTGTTTGAACAATTTGTTCGTGTAGAGAAGCTTTGCATTGAGCAGGTTCACTTCATTGATCTGGGTCCGTAGATATTCGACTGCGCTACGGTATTCTGCTAGTTCCTTTTTCAACGAAATATTTTCTTTGACGGTTTCTTTTTCTTCATCGTCGTCTTTTGATTTACCAGCTTTCTTAGCTTGGTAATCGGCCAGACCTTTTGGAAGTTTGCCTTCTTCGATTTCCTCGTCATCGGCATCTTCGTCCGTTTCGGATAGAAGTTCGTTCAGGTCAATTTCTTCTTCGGCTCCTGTTTCGTGGGCTTCTGGGGTTTCTGCACCGTGCATTTCTTGCATGCCATTATCGTTATTTAAGCCGTCTTCCAATTCCTTTAGGATTTCATCCAAAGAAGCTTCATCAACTTCTTCGTTTTCCTTCAAGGCTGCTGTGTCATTGTCATATCCACCGTTGGATACTTCATTTCCTTGACCTTGTGGATCATCAGTCTTGTGACCAGTTGTGGTCTTGGTGTAGTCTGAAGACGCTTTTGCGTTTTTCTTGGTAGCTGATAAAGAACCCTTGGTTCCGCCGATTGCGGTTCCAACTGACTTTACCATATTTTTACCCGGATCTTCGGTATTGTGACCCTTGGTGGTCTTCTTGTAATCACCAGAAGCCTTTTCGCCTTCAGCCATATATCCAGCGTCTTCGCCAATTTCGCCTTCAAGTTCGGACAATTCAGCTTCGTCACCAACAGGTGTGGACGACATCTCAGCCGATGGTTCTTCAACTGGAGCACCCATAGCTGCGTCTTGAGCAGCATCGGCGTGACCTTCTGGTGCGCCGCCCGCTGCCATAGCCATATCTTGCGCGGCATCGGCGTGAACTTCACCACCACCCATATCGTCGGTTGGCAATGGAGCTTCCGGTGCTGGGGCTTGTGTGGTTTCGGGAGCTTCTTCGTCCCCTTCAATTTCTTGCTTTAGCTTTTCAGCTAGCATGCTTTGTATTTTTGGTGTGAATGCTTCTTCCAATGCAGCTTTGGCATTGGCTAGGGCAGTAGCACGCACCGCTTTTGCGTCTGCGATAGCTTGTTTTAATAGATCTGACATAATAGTTTTTATCTTTTTGGTTGATGAAACTATTAGAGTTTCAAGATGGTTGTTATTATCTTCGCATCAAAGAATGACGCATTTTATAATAAATAAATATATAGATATGTACGAAAAATATAAATTATTTACTTATTTTATAATTTATTCAGCCTTTTTAATTTTGGAAATTGCAGGTGCAAGTCCCTCATTGAGATCATTAATCTCAAAATAACGACCCAGTAAATGCCCACCATCTTCATACAAAGACTCCATGCGCTGCTGCATAACATGTGCATCTTTGGCCAACTTATTAAATTCTTCCGAAACTTTGCGAAGTTGTTTCATATTTTCAGAAACAGTTCGTTTATCAAACCAATCCTCGGTTTCTGTCATAGTAAATTTTTCAGCAGATTCTGTAATTTTTGCCAGAGTGTGCGCAATTTCCATTAAATTATATTCGCGGCGAAGTTGACCACCATATTCATTATATCGACCAATGGACTCAAGTGCGACTTTCTTCTCTTCATTACTCCATTCGGTTTCTTGATGAACACTATTTGATTGCTCGTCAGCAATTCTTTCAATTAAATATTTGAGTTTGAGTGTATTCATAATTATATATTATTCAGGAACTTCTTCTGTATTTTCGGGAGTTTCTTCAGCCAATGATTCCATCTTTTCAATTAGTTCTGGCATGCCATCAACTGTCATATGAAGCGCAGAGTCTGCTTTGAATGCATCAACATCTTTTTTTGTTTTGATATTGAGCCCAGCCATCATCTCTGGAACAATAGCATCAAGAGTATTTTTCATAACCGCCGGTGCTACAAGTTTGTTTAATAAAAATGTTATTCCACCTTGAGATGCAAGTCTTATATATCCATGTTTTTTAAGCTCTTTTTCAGCGGCGGAAGTTTCGGCTTTTGATTTTTCAAGTTCGGCCTTTGCCTTTGTTGCGTCCTGCTTTGCTTTTTCAACATCTTCTGGGGAAGTATCGTCAACTGGCTTCTCGGATGGTTCTGCAACAGGATTTGGTTTTTTTTCAATTCCACCGGACTTTTTGTTCAATGGCGGCAGAGATTTCTTGGAATCTTGGTCGCCAGCCGGTGCTTCATCTTTACCTCCTAGTGGTGGTAATCCGCCAGCATCTTCTTCACCAGCATCATCTGCTGGATTCTTTTTTTCATCACCTTCTTTTTTCAAAGTTTTCTTTGCAACTTTTTTATTTTTCTTGGCTTCTTCAAGAATATTCCAATCAACGCCTGTTATACGACCTTGAGTAGCTTTTTGAGATATACCAGAGATAAGTTGTTTTAGAAATGGATTTGTGATTTTGTTGCTCATATTGTTATAAATATATATCAATTTATGTAAATTGTGTAAAATTAGTTTCTTGGTTCCCAATAACGACCTTTTCCAAATATTCTTTCAGCAGAACTAACTACGCTTTTTTCACGGTCACTTGCAACGGAAACAACTCGTGGATCAAACCGGTGCTTGTATCCCCATTTGCCACTCTTGAATTGAGTCAAACCATATTGTGTAGCAATTGATTCTTTACCAGACGGAACATTGAAGAATGTAATACCAGCCATCTTCGGTTTGTTGGAGTATTGTCCTCGTTCTTCTCTGTCTTCTTTATCATATGCAGAACTGCCAAGTTTTTCTTCTTCACCTTCTTGCATATACAATTGATCATCTTGAATTTTTTCATGGACCAATTCATTATTTTGATCATCCAACTCTTCAATTTCTTTATCGCTGAGTGGTGTACCATCCATATAATTTGCAGCAGAAATATAAGCATCAGAAAAATCTGGATAATCTCTACGATCAACTCCGTCAATTTCAATTGATTTTTCATCAACTTCTTTGCCATTTAGCATAAGAGGTGTTGATTTATTTTCTTTGATCATCTTCTTTGCGATGTTGGAAAGATTGCGACCCTCATACATGTCATCGCCATCGCCATATTTTTTTTCTAAAACATCAACTACTTTATAGAACAAATTTTCTTGTTTTTTGTTTCCCATTGAATTCCAAAATGCTTGAAGCTTTTTGTTTTTTGGATCGTTTATGACAAATTCTTCGAAGTCATCATAAGATATGTTTTCTGGAGAATCTACATCAACATAGTTCATCCAATCTTCTGCTTTTTTTGCAAGAGATTTTATCAACTTGGCTTCATTACCACCAGCAGGAGCCTTGGTTGGAGTTGCCGTTTTTGATGAAAGTTTGTAATTTACTGGAGTTGGTTGGTCGTCACCGTAATAATCTGGGTCTGCTTTCAGTGCCTTATTATACAAATATGTTGACACCATATCATGTATTTCGTTCTTCTGCTTGCTGCTCAACTTGTTCCAAAAATTTAGAATCTTCTTGTTGTTGGAATCTTCAATTGCAGATTGTAGACCGGAAATATCAATGTCGTGTGCAGCATCAAGACCAATCATATCTTGGTACTTGGTGGCCTCTCTAGCAAGATATTGCACAATCTTTTTGATTGCTGTTTCGTTTGGTATTGTTGCTTCGTTCATAATTTTTTAACGGGTTTCTGATAATATATCACGAATGATATTTTCAATTTTTAGATATTTGTTGATGTCTTTGCGATCTTGATTGCCGCCAATCAATTGTTTTTCACGATTGATGCCTTCGGCAAGATTCATATAAGCACCGCGTGTGCTTGGTGAAGATACAAGGTCAAAGCACAATAGTTCAAAGTCGTCTTGTACTTCAACAGTGTTTTCATTCACATTGCGAACACTTCCCAAACCGCGACTGCTAATACCAATGCGAATATTGTTTCTAATCAAATCTCTTGCAATATTACCACTTGGTGTAGTTAGAATTTCAATTGTACCAACCACAGTATCACCTTCCCAGTGACATTCTGTGACATTGTGGCATACATTCTTTAGATTGATGATACTGGATTCTGGATGATCAAGTTCACCCAGAGCACGACGTTCTTTGATGATTTGTTGATATTTTTCAACTTCACGCTCTAATACTTCGCGTGGATATACACGACCATTATGATTCTTTTCACCGGCTTTTTGTAATGGACCTTTGAGAACCAATGGACCACCAGTATTTGCTTTTGCTTCTGTAAGCATCTGCGGAGTAATATCAAATGGTATAAAATCTACTAATAGTTGTTTGCTCATATTATTTACTTTGTATAATGTTTCGTTTAGAAGCAATACCCATGGTTTGTGGATATTGAATACCACCAACTTGACCACGAGTCAAACTTGCTGGAGCTTGTGATTTTGCTTGAGGAGCATCATTTACTTGTATTTGTGAATCATCCAAATAATATTCATTTTCTGATTCATTGCCTTCTTTTCCGATGAATACAATATAATATTTGTCTTTCATATAACGAACCTCAATGTTATTGACATAAACGTTATATTCTTTTTCAATTTGACCAACACTGCCTTTGGATGCTTTTACAACTGCATTCTTTTTTAGAAATGATTTCTTTAGTTCATCGGCCAGTTTTTTTACAGCAGCATCTTCTTGCTTTTCCAATTCCGTCTTGAAGTTCTTGAACTGATTTGAAATGTCAATCATTTTGGCATTTGGTGTAGCAGGAGGCGTGACCGCAGTTGGCGCACGGCCAGTTGACATAGCACCAGCAGCAGATGGATTGTTGCCCCATGTGTCTTCTTTGATAATCTTTTTAGCAATGTCTGTTAGATTCATAAATTTTATTTTTTTCCCATTCTGTTGATTCTTTTGGCAATTTCTTTCAATCGACCGTGAATTTCTTTCATGTCTGGTTGAGTACGTGCCCACAAACTTGTGGCTGGAACATCTGCTTCTGTCTTTAGACGTTCGCAGATGTTTAATAGATATTCAACTTCACCAAGCATCTTCTTTGCTTGATTGATGCCATATGAAATTTTGGCATGATTTTTCATCATATCACTATCTTTAAAATTACGATAGCGGCTGCGACCTTCCATAATACCAATATCACGACGCAATGTTAGTGTTTCACCTTCGCCAACTGTTGTATCATCTGTGTCTTCTTTGCCTACAACTTTGCCACCTGGCATACTATGTTCAGCAGATTTCTTTTTGCTTTTGTGACCACGAAATGCTGCTGGTGTTTGATAACCAGCAACAGCACCCGTTGATGTCATTTCTTCAATGACTTCTTCAACAAGCTCGCGAAGTATTTCTTTGGTGTCTTTCATATTTTATTTTCCAATATATCCAACAAATGCATGATCTGATGGAGCATTGTTTACAATATACCAAGCTGATGTGTCTGAAACCTTGATTCCCATCTCTCTAACATCTTCTCCTTGCATTAATGTTGCTTTTGTCCAATTATTTGCCATTGATATATCGCATCCACCATCTTTGACAAGTTTATACGGCTTTAAACTATACAACTCTTTAGAATCAACAAAATAGATGTATTTTCCAACAACCTTTTGTGGCTGTGTGGATTCATAATCATTTATTGTTTCTCTGATTAGTTGTTTTAGTTCTGATTTTTTCATAATTTTATTTTAGGTTTTTTAGTTCTTTTACAAGTTCATAGCTCAACATTAGAGCCATGATTTGATTTTCTTTGACTAATGTACCCTTGGATATCTTGTCCAATTGATTTAATGTTTCATCAAGTTTGATGCGAACAACATCATTGTTCACATATGATTTAAGTTCATTGATTTCTTTGCGAACAATTGGAACTTCATTGTTGATATATTGACGCAACGAGTTTGTGTTGCTGATATTATTGATATATTCACGAATAAGAATTTTTTGCTTTTCATCCAATCCTTTATATTTTTCATTGAATGAATCAACAAGCAATTTATAAGCAAGCAAACGAACATCTTCATTTTGTTGCTGATATACTTTGACCAAATCTTTCTTTTCATCTTCACTAACCAAACGAGTTGGTGTTTTTGGCGCAGCAATGCTTTCTACAATACATGTACGAGCTTTGAAAATTTCACGAGGATCACAATCAACTGAATTTACACTTTCTTCAAATACTTTATAAATGCTCGCAAGCAATTTATAATTTGAAATACTACCTTTGAGAAAATCATCCAATGGATAGTTTTCACGAATTTCTTTTATCAAATTATACTTTTGTAGATTTAATGCACGTTCATCCAACTTTGTTCTGGTACGAATAATTTGTTCAAGTAGTCTATCGGCAGAAGTTTGATCCTTGGTCTTATCTTCCATGATTATGCGATATAATCTATTTTCTCTACCAAGTTCAGTAGATTCTGAAAAATAATCACGCAATATTGCATTGGCCTTTGAATCTTCCTGACCATTTAGAATGTCGGCGGTTACTTGACGCACCAACAGTTCAAATAGTATTCCGGCATTCTTATACTTAGAGTGTTTCAGCTTCTTCATACGGTTTTATTATTTATAAATATGTGTGTGGGTGATAAAAACTCATATTTTAGAGTGGTTTATCATCATCAATTATATTAGACTCATCCATAATAGATTTTTTTTCGGTTATTATTTTCTTGTTTTTATTATTATACTTGTCCATCAATGACTTTTTTATACGTTTCAAATCTTCGTCCATGCTCAACGCACCGCCTCTGTATATATGAGTCGTTCTGCGGTCTGACTTGGACTTTTCTTTGTTTTGTCCGTTGCCAAGAATATCTTCGCCGCGTGTTTTTGTGAATGTGTCACTATATTCTTCTTTTTTTCCTTCTTGACTTGGGCGAATTCCTAGTTCGCGCTCTTTGCGAGTTTCTTCATCCAGAATTGGTTCATCTGCGTTCTTTTCTTCTTCCAGTGGAGGCAAGCCACCAGCGTTTTCGCCGCCAGAGTCTCCACCTCCACCACCAGAGTCTTCACCGCCGCCGAGGTCTGGAAGTTCACCACCTCCACCGCCCATATCTCCACCGCCACCCCCGCCACCTTCTTCACTTGAGGCAAATGCTGGATCACTTCCTTCTTCCTCAATTTGTTTAAATCTCCAAACATCTTTTTTATCCTGCACAACATCTTTTTTGATATATTCAATCTCATCCTCAGACAGTTTGAATACATTTTCATATATCCAATTTCTACTAAACATGGTACTTTCCATCATGTCCGTGGACAGATTAATTTTATTTTTCCAAATTTCCAACTTTTCTTGTTCAAAAATTGTGGATGGATTACTTAGTTCCAGTTCAAAATCAACAAGCGATGAATCTTGATATCCTTGTACATACAAATGTACAATGGCAATTTTAGTAAGTTCTGAAACTAAAATGCGCTGTATACGACCAATGGTGCGTGAGAATCGAACATCTTCAGCAGCCAACGTGGCTTTGCCAGATAATCCTTCTTCATATCCCAGAAACGCCTTTGGAATCTTTAGCGCCGCCATCATTTTATTACGAACATATTCCAAGTCATCTATACCAGTAAATTCCATACCTGGCAATGTATCGATTTTCGTTCCACTGTCGCTGCCACGAACCGGTAGATAAAAATCTTCAACCATGTTGTTTAAATTGAAACGAAGATTATAATCTCCAGTTCTCTCGTCAATATACGGCATCTTTTTTACCTGTCCCATTATTTTTTGCATCGTGGCATCAATATCCGCCGGTGGAATATTACCCACGTCTATGGAAAAAATACGCTTTTCTGGCGCACGCATGATACGATGAATCAACATGGCATCTTCCATGAGACTCAATTGCTTCCACACACGACGTGCTGGCTCAATCATGCTCTTGCCATATGGTAAGAAATTACTATCGCTCAACAATCTAAAATGAGCAATTTCAAAGTTTTCATATTCCATACCACCACCCATGCCATCATGTTGATATTTGACATAGTTTAGATTTTTTGGATCGCTACCTTCAATGCGAGTCAATTCATATGGACTGATTGGATGTACAAGAAATACACCATATTCTGGTGATATTTCCAACCTCAAGAAAAAATCTCCATACTTACACATGTTTCTTGTCCAACTCCACATGTTGAATTCAACATTCAAAATATCATAAAACAAATTTTCTAAAATCTTTTTAATATTTTCATTATTAGATTTAATGGTGAGAACTTTGCCATATTCTGACGGGACGAGGCACTCATCTGAGTAAATGTCCAATGCAGATGCAATGATTGGGTCCATGTCCATAACATCATAATCTCTGAACAGTTCCAAACGACTTGCTTGATATGCCATAGACATATCGCGATTATGCAAATTGTATGTACTGCTTCTTAATCTATTAAAACGATCACGCAAACTATTCCTATCCGTTGCATACTGAATTTCATCGGTATCTATTATCTTAAGCTTCTTGCCACCCACATTACGAACAATAACGTCCGTGCTGAACATTTTCTTCAGTCTACCAAATAAATCTTTTGTGTTTGCCATAGTCTATATATATGAGAGCATAAAGTATAAATATAAAGCCATTATATTTTTATAAAAATATATTAATGCAATAACCATGTGAGATCTTCTGCCTTTGAACCATGAATACTGGGTCCGCCAATATGCATTTGCCACGGATTGTTGTATACTCCAAATGGATTGACACTTTTTCCTGCATTTATAAGCTTTATGTTATTGTATGCCTGTTGCGATTGGCTGGTGCCTATTCGATCAACAATTGCCATGGTTGCGGCATTTGATTCTTTTCTAAGACGCAATGCAACATCTCTGATCCACAATCCAATTCCAATTGCCATTACAAGATCGTCATTATATCCGTCCATTGCTTCGGCTTTTGCGGAAACAGCACCAGACTTCCATATAAAGACTTGAAGTTCCTCAATAAGACGCTTGCTGTGTACGATAACTTCTTTATTTCTAAAATAACTTTCCAACTTTGATATAACAAGCGGTCTGGTTTTATTTGATGTCGTAAATCCGGGAGTCATTTTTTTCTCCAACGCGTTTATTTTGTTGGTCATTTGCGTTTCTACATCGACATATTGCAAATCTGAAGAACTGTAAAATAAGTTTGGATAATTATTATCTAACACTTCTTGTATCACAGCCCATCCAACATTGGCATTTTCTATAACAAGTAGCGCGTTGTTGTACTCGGTTGCCATCGTCATCAATGCTCTGGCATATTCCTTTGTTGGAATTTTTCCTTTATATTCTGCAACTTGTTCCATTGTTTCTATATCAAATATCTGGGCGGCACTAAAGTCCGACGCATCTCCACGAGCAACGTCCGCACTAACCATATATGATTTACCGGCAACTGGATACTTGAATATCCAATAACCTTTGTCGATTCCACGCTTTTCTATTGGATCAATTGCGTGATTTTTTTCATACCATTGAAGTAGTGAAATATCAATAACGGTATTACCTGATGTGCTAAATTCACAATCGCATTCTTGTGCTGCACCTTTTTCTCCAGACAACTTTGTTTGATCGTCACGCCATTTTTGGTTGCGTTCTGGATGATGATGCCAAGGCAAACTGATACGATTCATGTTGTTTAGTCCAGATTCGCTTTCTGTCCACATTTTGTGAAACCAATTACCTACGCCATTTGGTGTAGATAGCACAACCGCTTTACCACCAGTAGCCAAAGTGTATTGAGAAGACAACCATATTTCGTCAATATTGTCGATGAACGCGGCTTCGTCGATTATCAACAAAGATGCGGCACCTGAACGACCGGCTGTACCTGCCGATGAAATAGCAACAATCTTTGAACCGTTGGATAGTTTCAATGACAGTCGATTGTCTTCTGATTCTTTCAGTTTCAACCAACTTGGTAGATTGTCATTGGCAAAACGAACCTTGGTTACAATTGCTTTGGATGTTTCTTGCGTGATACTTAAACAAATGATTTCTTTGTTTTCATGAAACGTCATGAGCCACAATGAATACGCAGCAACCAGTGTAGTAATACCCATCTGACGACTTTTGAGAATAATGTTTTGGTCATACTTGATCAAGTCGGCCAAAGTTTTGTCTTGAAATGGATAAGTAAGAAATGGCAGTGTGCCGCGAATAGGATGTTGAATTTTCACATACTTCTTCATGAAGTATATCGGATCTTTCAAGCACTTGACATATTCTATCTTGATTATGTCCTTTAAATTTTGAGTGCTAGACTCAGACATAACCCATCTCCGTGTAATATTTATATAATGGATCTGAGTATCGTATATATACTACATTTGGTATATTTTGATTTACGTACTTTTTAAATTGATCGGCGGATATGTCTAATATTTTTCCCTCCACATTTACCCAATCATGATTAACTTGATACTCATCAAATTCTTCATCCTCTTCTGATCTGTATTTCCATGCACCGGGTTCATCAAGTGTGAATATTCCCATTACATGATTGGATCGTATTCCTTTTTTATTCAAATCGGAAACCAGTTCTTGTGACATAAATTCACACTTACCATTTGAGGACGGAAATTTTTTTTTAACTTTTTCGGCAATAGCTAAAATAATTTGATCTGAAGGTATAAACTGCTGCAATTCCATATCCTATATATATTGCGTATCAAATTATTTTGTCTATCATTTTTATAACATCCTTTGGATATATCTCTTTAGTACATTCAAAATCTTTATTTCTGGGGCACCAGTTCCAATCGGATTTGTCAAATATACAACTCGCATCATTCCAACATCCATGACACACGTTTTTATTGATAACTCTATAAGGATTTTTGAATTCGGCAAACTCCTCGCTAAATCCACTGATAAGTATAACTTTTTGATGAACTCCCCATGCCAGCCAAGATAATCCAGATCCAAGTCCAATAAAAAACTCCGCACCCGCAACCTGAGACATTCTTTCTTCCAACGGAAATTTTCCAGTCTTATCGATGACACCCGCTGGCATATAATTCATTTTACCACCAGACCCAAAACTGTTGTGTAAATCTATGCACCACACTTCATATCCTTTGGATTTGATATAATCTACAACAAGGTTCCAGCCATTAGGATTGTTCCAATATTTTGCCTGTGTAGTGCTTTGTGTTGCAATACATACATATTTTTTATTATGCTTCAAAGGGGTTATATTCAAAGATGGTGGAATTTCCATATCGGGCAATCCAAGTATATTTGCCGCCACCAACGCAAGCGATAAATGCTTTGGATTTTTTTTCATATTACCGTCCCAATTTTCTTGATCATAATAACCAATATAATACGTGGAGTAATAATTGTCATCGCTGTCGTTTGTTCTTGAGAACTTTATATTTTTGTAGTTTTTGCTGAATAATTCAACCAGTTCCGTATTAAAAACAACACACGTAAGTTCGCAATTGTGTTTTTTCTGGAAGGCATCGGTTGTGCCAATATATGAAATAATATCTCCCAAGCTATTGGTATCAAATACCACTTTTATCGACTTTTTAGCTAAATCCAAAACGCGGGTTTCAATAAGCATTTCCCAATTTTCATTCACAACTTCATAAACTTCAATTTTCCATTTTACAAAATATCTTTTATTTGAAACGGACCACATATTATTTCCCAGTGTCGTTTCGTATATGACACTATTTGTATCCATATCATAAAACTTGACTTTATATTTTTTATTGACTGGTCCAAGTATTTCTACTTTTGGTCCACGCAAAAACGATATATTTATTTTATTTTTTGGTTCTTTTAGTGTTTGTTGAGAAGTTTGATAATGATTTATTATTCCATTGGCAAATATCTGTTCGCGATATTCACTATACAATTTTGCAAGTTCATTTACTCTGATTCCATATGAATTGGAATTTGCAGTATTTAACGCATCCTGTTGATATTGGTCAAAACTATCCACTACAGTTTTTATTCCGGCGACTGCATTATCAAGATTTCTATCAGTCACATACATTCCTTTATACGATGCGTCCTCGAACGTACCAACAATCGGCAAACCGCATGACATTGCCTCAAGCAGTGTTAGGTTTGGATGTCCGGCCTCTAATTCTGAAAAATGGAGGAATATATCATTTTCGTTATAAAGATCAACAAGCCATTTTTCATCAAGGTCGAATAACTTTGTGAGACCTGTATATCCGTTAATTTCCGGAGACATTGTTTTAAAAAAATTCTTGTTGTTGCTGGGTCCGGCTATAGTAATAGGCAACGCTAGTTTCATTGCCGACTCAATAGCTATTTTGAAACCTTTTCGGTCTATGCTTTGATCATATGCATATCCGTTATTTGCAACACACAACAGTCTTGGCACATGTCGTCTCTGATGACCATTGAACTTAAATATATCCGTGTTAACAGCGTGACTGAAGTAACGAAGCTTCTTGCTTCCAAAATATGGAATAAGATATTTGCAAGGAGACAATGAAAATACGCTGTTTTCAATTGCTTGTAAATTTTTTCTAAATACATCGGAATCTTTACCATACAAATATGCATGATGATCATGAATACTAAAAATATAAGGAATGCCGCGCTCATGGCATATAATTGCCAAATTGGCTACGTGCACATGAACAACCATACTTTCGTCATATTTTATATCATCGAGATATTTGATTTCACTGCGAATGCCAACTTTTAAAATTTCTTGGTGATAGTCCCAAATTATCTTTTCAACAGCGCCCCAACCATTTGGTGGAATAGGAAGTATGCCAGGATTTACATTAATTACTTTCATATTATTTTAATTTTATAAAACTTTTATTTGAATCTGCAAATATTTCTAATTTATCATGATGAAACTTATTTGACCCAATTTCAATCAAAAACTTATCATTTTCTTATTAGATTGATATATGATATACAATCCGCAACATGCTCTCTATATAAAAACTTATCATCTTCATATACAGAAATGGATTTAACATCCGAAAAAACTTCATTCCACGCCCAGCCATTCGCTACTTCTGTATTGTGAATAAATTCGTATTTTCCACCATCAATCTTTTCTACAACTATTTTTCTAAACGTAGATCCGGAGTGATATGAGTGCGTGTAAACGGCATACGATGATCCGCGATTGAATGTATTAGTTTCTTTATTGTGTTCGTTGATATAATAAAGTCGAGTAGTGCACTTTCCGTATTTGGGATCAAAACTGCTGATAGATGTTTCTGTATTCCAACGTGTGTCTGGAAAGTCCAATGTCATGGCATTTTCATCAAACTTTATTAAAAACTTTGAGTCATTATTTCTTTTTAAACTTTCATATACATAAACTTCAACTATACGGAACTTATTGTCATCGTGATATTGTCTTAGATAATTCACATAATCTTGCTCGTTGGATAATCTCGGAACTTTGGATAAAAATTCATCTATGTTGCAATAAAAATAATGAAACGACATATCCGGTGGATTATTACCTTCGTTGTAATAAAACAACCCGTGTTTATTTTCATTTGCGCACACATATGGAACCTGCTTTATATATTCTCTCGATTTTTCTCCAAATAGATCATCAACTTCAAATCTTTGAAAATGTGTATATCCTTGCGACTTTGCGTATAATAATGCATTAAAAAGATTTATCATCACAGACAGTCCGTGCTTTTGTAATACTGGAACAACGTCGTGTATATAAAATCCATCAGCGAGAGATTTCCAAAAATCTACAAGACCAACATCGTCATACTTTTCTTGAAATAGTTGATTGCGACTATCATACAAATAAAACTTTACATATTTTAAAATCTCCTTGTCTACCACGGTATTGGATACAAGCAATACTTCGTGACCATCTTCTTTCATCCAATTTATCGTATTCAATAATTTGGATCGAATTGAGTCGTTATATACAAAACTATCAACTATGGTAATAACCTTGTGTTGAAATCTTGCATATCTTTTTTTCAACTCCGATTTAATAATATTTTTATTTTCCAACTTTTCTTCGGCTGGCGTCATAGAAAACATTCCATTTTTATGTATTCTATACATTCCCGCACAATGATTGGTATCGCAATAACCTTTACCGTATTTTAATATTTCAAAGTTAAAAACCCAGTCGGGATATATAATGTCTTTGAATATCTCTCTTCTGAATTCTGTTTTTTTAAATACTCGCGCAAATGACACATAGTTTTCAACAAGTAAATCTTTTAACTCAATATCTGGTTTGGCACTCACTATCCAATGGTTTTCGGGCGACACAACTCCATTTTCAAGATATCTACAACCGGAGCAGTATAAGGCATATGATGGATTTTCATCCAAATACTTAATAGAACGCTGATAATATCCATCGTCTGTGAGATAATCGTCGCCATCTATATGTGCGATATATTTACCCTTGGCTTCATTGACCAATATAAGAAGATTTTCGACTGCACCCACATTCGTGGAAGAGTCCAATATTCTGACATTGGTATTTGCTTTGTATTTTTCATGTAGCAATTCAAATGTACCATCATTTGTGCCGTCATCTCTGATCAACACTTCAAATCCAAAGTCGGTTTTTTGTGACAATATACTATCAATACATTGTGAAATGAAATCTTTAAACTTATATGATGTGATTATGACGGATAGTTTCATGGTTGTTTATATAATTTTGGATCAAAGTAATGCATATACCAATCCGATACATTTTCATTATATAGGCTGGCCCAGCGATGTGGTTTTCTACCCAGCCATCTTTCAGCTTCGGCTCTTTCCATATTTACTTCTATCATTTTTGCGGTGATATTGTCAAGTGTATTTATATACTTTGCACTCGCCCACCAGAAATTGCCAGAATAATAGTTTGTAAGTACTTTATCCAAAAACTCAAATTTCTCAACATACAATGCTCCACACACATCGTGTTTTCCTGTAACAATTTCAGTGTGACATTTTTTCCATTGTTCTATGTTAAAATATTCAAGACATTCTCTCCAAGACTCTATGTTGCGATCATACGATCGAGATGTTCCTTTTGCGTGATAATACACTACGGATGCATTTGGATTGTTGGCACAATAATTCTGTAGATGAATAAGTGTGGGAAACTCATACATGTTTTTTGTATAACGATATACTTCTATCTTTCTGTCTATATCATATTTGTCCAACAGCCCAATAAAACTATGATATACGTCATCCTTATCAACATTGACTCCATAAACAATTTTATCCGCGCGCTTGTATAGACCAGAATTGCTCAGTTTTAAAAGCTGGCTATTAACAATGTCATACCAATGATTGGTAAGATAGTTATGCGAAAAAACTCCAATTGGCGTATTTTTTAATACTCCAATACCTCCCCATTGTGAATAATCGTTTTTTCCAACTATTTCATGAAATTTGTTCTGCCTGCTATAATCGGAGTGTTTTGACGTAGATACAAATTCGTGAACATCGTTATATGTGTCTTTTATTTCTTTCCAAAGAATATCCACATTTATGTCGTATTGGCGATTAAGGTCGCTCGAGATGATGTCATGAAATCCTATATGCCCATCATATGCCAAAAATTGCTTGTATTTGTCATAATCATTTTTTGCCCCATTATATGAATGGTCGCCATCAATAAAGATAAAATCAAATTTAATTCCAAGACTTTTGATATATTCCAATGTATCATTACTCTTGGAATCCGAAATAATATATTGGTATGTAGGATGCTTCTGTTTAAGTCTATCAAAATTGATATGGTGTTTGATGTCTATTGTTATTACCGTATCAAATAACTGACAAAATCCGGCAGTGGTTCCACCATAATTTGAACCTATTTCAAGAGCATAACGCTTGTTCTTTCTATCATCAAGCAGTGAAAGCAGTTGTTTATATTCTTCTGGCTTTTGTTCAATATTGAACCCAAGGCACTCTGTCCATATATCTTGGAATGTTTGTTTGTTCATCTTGCTGAGTTGTTGATTTTGTATGCGCTAAGTTCTGGATCTTGACCAGTGTGTAGAGAAGTAAAATACTTGCACATCATGCTTTTGTACCCCATATTTTTCCATCGTATTGCAAACTCCAACTCAACGCTTGTTTTTTCACGATCATATGTTGTGGAAAAATCTCCCACGGAAAGCAGCTTCTTGACATGATGTACTCCAGGTCGCAAAGAAAAATACGGCCAATTAATATAATACATCCACCAATCTAGTCCAGTATGCATAGCCATAACATCATCCAAGAATAATAAATCATTCATTGGCCTGTTGTCAAGATAAATCGTCTCCCAAAAGTTCCCTATTATTTTCTTTGGCATCATATCAACTGGAAAATTTTTCCAACTTTGACAATAGCCCATATAAGCATACTCTGGATATTGTTCCATAATATCTATAGCTTCACCTATATTAAACATATTATAAAACTGATGATCATCTTCCAAATGAAATACATAATCGGCATTTGAACTTTCTATGCCATTTCTCCAGAAGTTCAATACTCTCGCATGTCTATAGTTGTCCGGAAATGTATCCTTCTCAAAAAATCTGAATATCAAATTGGCACTTGGTATATGCTTATGATAATACTCAATCGCCGTTGATCTTTCGTGTGGCTGCGAAGAGTCGTCATAATAGTGTATTTCATCTATTATATTCTTATCTTGGCAGAATATACCAAAACTTTGTATTGCGGCTTTAAGAAGATTTATTCTTTTGCACGCTGTCGTAGTAAGTATGACTTTTTTTCCTTTATACATCTGTCAAATAAACATTTTTTCTTTTCTTTATAAATTTAGCTGGGCAACCCGCCACAACATCAAAATGAGAAGTAGATTTTGTAATCAGCGAGTGTGCGCCCACAGACGTGGCATGCTCCAAAACAACATTTGGAAGTATTACTGTATAACATCCAACCAACGCATGTTTTTTTAACTCTATGTTTCCAGTAACCACCTTTTTGTACTTATCATCTATCACAGAATTGGCCATATAGCCGTCTGTATAATCATCATTTGCGGTATAAAGAATGCAGCGACCAGAAGTGCAACAGCAATCTCCCAGAGTTATATTTCCGGAATTGCCATAAAAATAACATCCCGCCGAAATATGTACGCTATTTCCAATCTTGATTTTGTGATTTTTTCCGGCAATCAATACGCATTGAGTATCTATGCGAACATTGTCTCCTATGATTATATTCTGGGCATTATGAATGATGACATCATTTGCAATATATACATTTTTACCAAAAGTCATACCAGACTCACTCATTTCATCCTCTGTATAGTTTTGAAATTTTCTAATCATGTGCCATTAAGTTTTCGGTAGTATACTTTGCAGGAATGAATATACTCTATGTTCCGATTTGTTTCCAGAAAATTTTTAAGATCATCCTCCGTTTTTATAAGCGACGGATTGCAATTCAGACCATTGTCGTTGATTTTCCATTTATATTGATACAACCCAAATATTAATGAAATCAACTGATCTGTGCTAAAATGTGATATATGTTTGAAAAAATTATTTGGCTCCGCCGCCTTGTATTTACCAACAATTGATCCCAATTCTTTAGATAAACGTTTTATTGTCGGTATATTGTACAAAAACATCTGACGAAGCTTTTCTGTTTTTATTATAGAATTTGCAGTAAATGAAAAACGCATGTCGCCTTTTCCTGCCTCTTTTGTATCAAATCCCATCTCGCCTCCAATTTTTTCAAACTCCTGCATGAAAAGAAAAAAGTTGCTAACTCTTTCCGGATAATCATTTCCAAATGCATCCCAAAATGGAGCATATGCCCATATGGCTTTCATTTCACTTCTGTCATTTGGAATTATAATATCAACGTCCTTTAGCATGCTTTGATCTATTGGCTTGGAAAAAATGCAATCTGGCTCGGCAAACATAACATACTCTGTTTCTGACATCATAGATGGCATCAAAAAGCTATAATAAAAATTGTCTATGAGGTCATCTGTCTGATCAACCGGAAATGACGGATATGTCAATTTTTTATTGGGTGTGTAAACATTTACACCAAGCTCATTGCATATTCTCTGAAAATCGAAAGAATGCATTGCATTGACTGCGATAATATTGTTGCCATTAAATTTCTTAAAATCG